CTGTTGGTGTAGGGATAGAACTACAATAAGCCGTTGTTAGACCTTGCATGGATTTTGGCTTGACAGAAAAATACCAACTGTCAGCTATTGCCTTAGGTGTAGCAAATTTTGAATCATCTGTTCCTGTATTTATTTCTGCACCTGTTGCTTTAGCAGTAACTCCAGCTGAAGTCCAATTAGTGCCATCTGAAGTTAATACATTACCCGATGTACTAGGTAAAACACTTGGCACATTTTTAGAATCTTTAATAGCCTTTGCTGTTGCATATTTATCGTCATTGGTTCCAGTTGTTAATTCTGCTCCTGTTGCTTTGTCTGTTAATTGAATTGCACTATCAGCTAAATCAAGGCTTGTGTTTACACTTGTGTCTAGTTTAGTTTCATCGATTGAACCTGATTTGATGTCGGCTTTAATTTCTTGACCTGTTAAAGTAAGGTCGATTTCATCGGTGTCGGTTACGGTTACATCTCCAGTATTTTCTCCACTTAAATTACTAAGATTAGTAATATCGTCAGCATCTATATTATGTGCTTGGCTTGCAACAAATACAGGGTCTGTTTCAGACTGTAATGCACTGTCTGCTAAATCTAGGCTTGCGTTTACACTTGTGTCTAACTTAGATTCGTCAATACTTGCTGATTTAATGTCTGCTTTAATGTCTTGTCCTGTGAGGGTTAAATCTATCTCATCTGTGTCAGTTACTGTAATGTCACCAGTATTAGTTCCACTTTGGTTTCCTAGATTTGTTCTTTCAGCGTCTGTTATTACTTTTCCAGATCCTGCGTTGGTTACATCGTTGAGTTCGGTTACTGAATGAGTGGAAAGATCGATTACATCTGTTGGTTTGTTTTTTATAAAGTTAACTCTTTTTGTGTTTGCTTCATCCCAGTCGCTTTGTACTTGAGATTGATTTACTTTGATTCTTGTCATAATAAAAAAACTACCCATGTGGGTAGCTGAAATTTAATAGCTATTGCCTATTATAACATATTTTTATAAACTTTACATTAATTACAATGACTTTATATTATACGAACCTTTGTTTGTCTCTGTCCTTAACAATCTATCACATCTTAAATGTCTATAATGACCATAAGCCATAATTTTTAGTTTCTGTTCTCTGCATTTATTGTAGAAATATACATCGTGACCACCAAACTTCTTGTCTGGATTTTTGACTTCTATGAATTGTTTAGCCTGGATATGATACTGAAATCGGGTTTCAAAGTAAGGTTTGGACAATCTATCGAAAACGCTCGCTTTAACCAAAGTAGCTCCAAAACCACCAAACATAATTTTATCATTTTCTCTATGAATTACAGACCCACTAGAGCAATTATATTCACCTATTAAGATATCTGCATTATTATCTTCTAAAAAAGTTATCATATCTTCTACATTTGGGATTTCATTATCCTCTTCTGCAAAGAATATATACTTAGGCTTTTCTTTAAGAGCTAATTCAACACCTTTATTAAAACAATCTGGTATCTTTTCATTTTGAATGAGAATAATCTCTTCTGATTTAAAGTTTTTTAAAAGACCATCTATTGTTTCAGCAAATATAAGACCTCTAGTGGGTAAAATACATACTTTATTTTTTTGGGACATATCCTTCGATTGTCTCATTATTATAAGAATTTGACAAGTCTTTGCCTAAATTCTGTTTTGAATGATTATCCATATAATGTCTACCAGCTTGACCAGTCAAAGTTTCTCCTTCGTGAGTTACAACTTGACTTCTAATTTCTTTTAATTGAGCCTTAGAGATGAAGTTTTCTTTACCACCATCATAGTAGTTTAAACCCTCACCAGAGTGTTGGCTAACATTTTGTAATCTATCCGACATATTTACCTTTTAGATTTAAATTTATAATTAAGCAAAAATAGGCTGGGATTTCTCCCAGCCTATAAAATCTCTATTTAGATTTTAGTTCGACACCAAATTCTGGTCTGATTGTTTCCAAACCATATAAGACATCTGTAACAATAACCTCAGCCAAATTACGAGTTTCGTAATCTCTTTGGACTCTAGGCTGTTGTTGCATAGCTAAACCAATAGCTTCTTTCTGAATCAACATATTATGTGTTTGATTAGAAGTTCCAGCTGTTACAGCAACGTTAGTTGAGTAATACACAGGAATTCCATATAACATACCCCATAAGTATTTACTGGAAGGACCAGTTCTAACTTTAGTTGGTTTGTCATACTCACCCAAATAATCAGTTTTGATTAATTCAGTTACATTCAATAAAGCAGCAGCTTGAGTAGAATGAATGATGAAAGCTCTATCTTCGACAGGGACATCACCAGTCATTAACTGAGTAATCGCAGCAATCATTGAAGCAGCACTAATATCAGCAGCATAACTTCCAGCATCAGTAGTTGTGAAGTCTGCATAACTGGCTAAGACATCTGTATCAATAGCTTTAGCAACAGCATAACCAGCTTTCTTTGTGTAGTAAGCAGTTAAGTTGTAAGCAGATTGCTTTTTCAACTTGTCTTCGATGGCGAAAGCAGTATATTTGTGCTTGTCGATAAGAATAGTCTTTGAAGTTTCAGTTGTTGTTTCTAACTCAACAGCTGTATTCAACTCTTTATCTTTAGCAGTACCGAAATTACTGACATTAGGTACATTAACTGTATCTCCTTCGCCTGCGACATCTGCATCAAATTTATTTACTAATTTAGCAGCTGTCAAATAAGATTCTGTTTCAATAGAAGTCTTCATTGACCATACTTCTGGGATAAAAACCGCAGAAGTGGTATTTGTAAAATTTGCCATATATTTCCTTATTATTCAGTCTCTTCTTTCCATTTTTCTTCTAATCTGTCAATCTTAGATTGATTTTTTAAGAAGAACTCTCTTGCATCTGGTTTTCTAAGCCTTTCAGCAAGTCTTTCAGGAGTCCAAACGTCTGTTTCGTCAATCTTACTTTTTGTTTGGAGAACACTTTGATGATTTGTCGAGACTGTACTATTTTTTAATTCATCAAAATACTTATTTCGATAAGCGGCTTCTGGATTATAGATTCCTTCTTTTCTCATATAATCTTCAATTTCTTTTGAGTCATACTTAGGAAGTCCATCAGATGAATATTTAATTAATAATCTTGAATGCTCAGAATTTAATTTCTCTCTGTCTTTCTCAGCTTGAAATTCTTGTCTTAACTTATCAATTTCGTTTTTTTGTTCATCTCTAGTTGCCATGCCAATATTTTTCAATCTGGCAAAAGCTAATTGCTCATTTGTTGTCTGAGAATTATCTTGAGATTGATTTGGTTGATTAGATTTCATTTGAGTAATCTTGTCTTCCATATCTTTTCTCAATTTTTCATTTTCTTCCTTTAGTTTCAGAGATTGTTCTTCAGCTTCTTTACGTTTATTAGCCAACTGTTGAAATCTCTCTTGAGAACCACCACTTAATGAAGCCCATTCTTCGCTTTTTTCGCTTTTTGGGTCTACTTTTTCAGTATTTTTTTCCGATAGTGAGTCGTTAGATGTTACCTCATCTAGTTTAATGTCTGCTGACATATATACACCTTTCTTTACGACAGTTCGGGTTGCGAGCCCATAAGGAAGTTACGCCTTATAGTTTTTAATTATCTACATGTTAAAGAACAAAAAAACAGACCCAATAAAGGTCTGTTTCTATATAGACAAGTATATTATATAACATTTCTTATATTTTGTCAAATGTGTTATAATACACACATGGGTATTAACAAAGAAGAGAAACTTAAAATTATACAAGAATATGAAAGAATACAGTTACTGCTAGATCTAAAAGACCCACATATCTTCCTCACAAAACATTGTAAAACATTAGATGAGAGCGATTCATCTAATCCTTATAAGAACATACCAGATTATAAGTATGTAGAAGATTTGATCAATATTTATCACAATTATCAGTTAATATTAGTTCAAAAATCAAGACAAATGATGGCTTCTTGGATAACTATAGGCTATTTATTGTGGTATGCAATGTTTTATAAACCAATTGGAACTAGAATATTTGTTATGAGCAAGAAAGAAAAAGATGCTGATGCCTTAATGAAGAGAATGAAAACAATGTATACTAAACTTCCAGAAAATATTAAAGCTTTGAATCCTTGTGACCAACCATTTGTATATAATAAAATGTGTTGGGAAAAGAATGACACTATTATACAAGGAGTTCCTCAAGGAGCAGACCAAGTTCGTAGCTACACCGCTAATATTGTTTTTATGGATGAGATGTCTTTTCAAGATAAAGCAGAAGAAGCATTTGCAGCTGTAAAACCAACATTACAAGAACATAGTAAATTTATTGGAGTAAGCACTCCTAATGGAAAAGAATATTTTTATAGATTGTTAACAGATTACTATTATAATCAACAACAAAAGCTATTAAAGAGATAAAAATAAAATGAGTTTAAAAGTAGAAAAAAATGAAGTAAAACCAGTAAAAGAAGTAAAGACCATAAAGACAGTAAATAAGAGAGGTGATGATCTTCCATATAAAATAAATCATAATGGATTTGTTGTGGTTAGAATTCATTACTCTTTAGACCCTAACAAAAAAGATAATGCAAAATGGAAAGAAATTGCTGGTAAAGGAATTAGCAAAAGACAATGGGACAGGGAATACGAGCTTGGATATGACAATTTTGCTGGATTACCAGTTATCGCTAATTTCTCTAATGAGCAAGTACAAAAATTTGATTTTAATCCTAAAGAAACAAATATTATCTATCGTGGATGGGATTTTGGCTATCATCACCCAGCTTGTTATGATAAAAAAACTAAAGTCTTGACTAAAAACGGGTGGAAATACTTTAAAGATTTAGAAGACAATGACAAAATGGCTACCATTAATACTAAGACTAAAGAAATTGAATATCAAGATATACAGGCTAAGATACATTATAAATTTTCTGGTGATATGTATTCTTGGAATAAAAAAGGAAACAAACAAGTAAATATAAGAGTAACAGATAATCATTTGATGCTAGTTGATAATAAACATTTTAATAGATTTGATTTTGTTGAGGCTAGAAATATGGGAATAAACTCTCATGTTCCCACTGTTGGAGAATGGAAAGGTAAAAATTTTGAATCACCAATCGAAGATATCTCCGAGAAAGAATTTGCAAGCTTTATGGGAATTTGGTTATCAGAAGGTTCTTTAAATTCTTATAAAAGCAGAAAGACAGGAAAAGGAAAACACTATAATATATGGGTGTGGCAAAAAAAGAATGAAAAAAAAATAGGAGATATTTTAGAAAAAATGCCAAATAAATTTAAAAGATATGAAAAATCAATTGGCTGGTGTGGAGCTTCAAAAGAAATATATAATTATTTATTCCAATTTGGAAAAGCTGGAGATAAATATGTTCCAAAAGAAATTAAAAATTCTAAAAAAGATGTAATTATTTCTTTCTTAGAAATGTATGAATTTGGAGATGGTACTACAAATCAAAAAGGTTTATGTAGAAAAGTCACAACGAAATCTAAAATAATGGCTGATGATTTGCAAGAACTTTATTTAAAAACTGGAATTTCATCCAGAGTCTATAAAGAAGAAAGAATTGTGGATGGAGTTTTGAGAACTTGCTATAATGTTGTTAAAAATGGACATTATAAACAGAGAGCAATGAAAAAAGATTTAATCATAGAAAAAGTTATCGATGAAGATGTTTATTGTGTCATGGTTAAAAATCATACTTTATTTGTTAGAAGAGAAGAGGGAAGACCTATTTTCTGTGGAAATTGTGTCGTTGCCTTTATAAATGAACATGAGCAATTTTGCATAAGAAAAACAATAATGGGTGAAAATGAAAAGATTTTAGATTTTGGATTAAGAGTTAAGAATTATTGTAACGCTATGTATCAGGGAGCACATTTTATAGATGCTTGTGATCCTGCTGGAAACCAAGTGAAAGATACAACAGAAACATCTATTGAATATCTAAACTCTATTGGGATATATCCTCTTTCAAGACCTAGTAAGATAATAGAAGGATTAGAGATAATTAGAAATCTAAATGACAAAAGAATTGATAATAAGTTTGGTCTTATTATTCATCCAGATTGTACAATTCTTATAGATGCTATGCTTGGTGGATATAGATATAAAGAATCAAGAGAAGGTCAAACAGTCAGCGAAGTCCCATTAAAAGATGGATACTATGACCATTTATGTTTAATAGGAGATACTCTTGTGAAAACAGATAATGGAGATAGAAAAATAGAAGATATTAAAATTGGAGATTTAGTTCTTACTAGAAAAGGATATAAAAAAGTAACAGCTTCAGCTTATATAGGAAAAAAGGAAGTAAAAAAATATAGAATAAATGACATAATAATCACTGGAACACCAGATCATCAAATTATAACCAAAAATGGTAAAAATGAGTTAGACTCTATTGCCATTGGCGATACCGTTATTAAATATAATGAGGAGGCATCTTTATGCAAAAAACAGAAATTGAATTTAATGGGACTATTTATAGGAGGAATGCAAACTCTAAAAGAAGAAGTGATAGAGTTTATTACAAAGCTTGGACTAAAAATTCTAAGACTCATCCTACATATCTCCATAGAGATATTTACAAATATTATTTTAAAGAGATACCTGATGATTTCTGCATACATCATATTGATGGTAATACTTTTAATAATGATATTACCAATTTACAGTGTATTAAAAAGTCTAAACATACTTCAAAACATAGTATCGAATACTGTAAAAATAATAAAGAAAAAGTTTTCAAGCATTTGGAAGAAATTAGAGAATTGTCAAAAGAATGGCATAAAAGCAAACAAGGAAAAATATGGCATAAGAGTCATTGGGAAGAAAGCATCGGGAAAAGTAGAAAAGAGAGAACATTTGTTTGTGTTGAATGCGGAAAAACTTTTACAAGAAAAGCTACAAGAAAAAACATTAGATTCTGTTCAGGAACTTGTAAGTCAAATAATAGAAGAAAAAGTGGGACAGATAATGTCGAAAGAAAATGTAAAAACTGTGGAAAAATATTCACAACAAACAAATACTCAAAGACATTATGCTGTTCAAGAAGTTGCTCATATAAAATCAGAAAAAATGGGAATTAAAAAAGTATATGACATTACAGTTGAAGATGAACATGAATTTTTTGCAAATGGTTTATTAGTTTCTAATTGTGATAGTTTGAGATACTTATTGATTAATACAGACCAGACTGATATAGTAAGATTCATGAATAAAAACAATGGGTTAAATTCTAACCCTATTACAAGAAGTGGTCCTGATAATTATTGGGATTTTTAAAAAAAGGAAAAATGATAAGAGAAGATTATAATGCACTAGTAAAAGAATATGCAACAGAAACACTTAAATACGATATTGATAAATTAGTTGAAAAAAAATGGGGTACTTTAATCGTTACTGTCAAAGTTCAAGGTGGAAAACTAGTCAGCGTTGAAAATACAATTGCTAAAAAGAGATTATCTATTGATATTTGTGGTGAATAGTTGAGAATAGTCAAATTGGAAGAAAAAATAACAATACTACTTAATTCTAGTCAAGTATATGTATCTTCGTTCTGTAGTCCTTGTCCTAAAGACAATTTGGCGTTCTTTTTAGATAAATGAACAATCTACCATGCTAAAATGCTGTTAAATCAACACCCTCCAGATCCATACCACTTATATCTTCTTCAGGCTGTTCAATTTGTCCGTTTTGTCCCATTTGTGGTTGCTCTATTCTTTGTTGCATATTTTGAGCATCTTGTGGTCCAAATTCAGCTTGCTGTTGTTGAGCCTTTAAAATATTTGGCAAATTAGCTTGTGCAGCTCTATGCTCAGCGATATGAGCTTTAACAATTCCTAGCTCATCTCTTTCTAAAGCTTTTTGATGAATAGCAATATGTAATTCGTGGTCATCTTTTTCATGATCAATTGGAGTCGCTTTTCCTTCAAGCAACATTATATTTTCAGAAATAGCTAAATTCTCTTGTGAGATTCCCATTGACACTCTTGGGTCTTCAGTTCTCTTTTGTTTAATTACGCTTTCAGCTCTACTGTTATCTACAATATCTTCAATGTCAGTAAACTCTAAATATCTCAATATATCTTGTTGTCCAATTATTCCAGCTTGTGCTAATCTGAATAATGTTTCTTGCTGAGCTTCTTTAGAATATGCTAACCAAGAACCAATTTTAACATCTAATTCATTATTTGTTGAAAGAGCTAATAATGGATAACTTTCTCCTTCAACTCTCCAAGTATCTTTTTCAGACTTATCTAAATATTCTTTACCAGTCACAGCAAAGTATTCAGCAGCTTTTCCTTTTCCAGCAACTTGAATTATATGGGCTTCAGTATAATGTTTAGCAACACATTTTAAAACTTTTTTACCTAAATCTTTAAGACAAGTTTCTAATCTTTTAACTAAGTCATTTTGATTAGTTGCAGATGATTGTTTTAATTCAGCAATACCAACACCAGATTGTACTGATGCTGGAACTCTACCCAATAAAGCATCTTGGACGCCTGACACATCTTGAAGATATGATCTCATTCTAATGATTTGTTGTTCACTTGAACCTGGCAATGGAGGAATGTCCAAAGCTCTAACTTCAGCTCCTCTATTCTTCTCAATGATAGAACCATGACTATTAGTAATCATGTTAATGCCACTATTTTTATCAATAATAATTCTACCCTTTGCAACTTTATAGTTGTATTCAAATGCAGAACTTTCTAAATAGTTAATGACCTTATTTAAAGGCATAACTTGTTTCATCCATGAATCACCATACATTTCTAGTGGATTAATATCAGCTTGAAATAGAGATAGCGGATATTCTTCTGTATCTATAGTTTCAACTAATAAAGGCTCTGGTAATTCTTCAACCCAGACAACTCTTTTTAATTTGACATCGCTACCTTTTCTTTCTTTGTAAAAAGTTTCTTTTAAGATAGTATCTTTATCTTTTGCAGAATAATCATTTTTAGTAGTTTGCAAAAGAAATTGCTTATAATCACTTTCAGCTTGTTCAGAAGTTCCAAAAACCATTTTTCTATTTTCTCTGAAAGATTTATTATTTCTAATTTCATTTACAGAAGTTCTAACACATTTAGTGATAAAATCACAATCTTCAATACAGGTAGCAGACGGATCGAAATAGACATCAAATGGATCTTGTAAAATAATTCTAACTTGACCTTTTGGTTGTCCTTTACCATTATCATAATATTCATCCCAATAGACTTCAAAAGGACCTCCGACAGAATAAGTTAATCCTTGAATAGTAGCTTCTTCAATCTTTTTGGACATATCACTTTTAGTAAAGATAAAGTTTAAAAGCTTACCAGTTATTCTACCATCTTGTTTTGCTCTAGCACCCTTATAAAAAGGAGTAATTTCCCACTTTGGATCATAAGAAACAACTTGGTTAACAATAGCTCTCATATAAGCCCAAGCAAAATTAATTGGTATTCTCGTACTAGTTCTCTTTAAATAAACAGTTCCATCTTCTGTTTGATTGGTGAATTGATATCCTCTTCTAAAAAGACTTCTATTCAACCAATCTCTATCATATTTTTCTCTAGCATTTTTAGAAAGATCAAACCACTCCTTAACCTTATAGAAAAGTTCCATATTAGTAAAATCTTCTAAAGCTTTCTTCTCTTCTTTAGTTTTTTCTTTTATTTTCTTTTTCTTTTTCTTTACTTGTTTCTTTGGCAAATCTTCAGTTCTTAGAGTGTCAAACTCTTCCAAATTGATTTCTTCTTTGTCATTCATAATTTCCTTATTTTTTTACATTATTTTTATATCTTTTTCCTCGCCATCAATATTAACTTTGTTAACATTACCAATATCAATGTCATCTGGAATGATATTCTCAAAATCATCTTCAAGTATTTTATTCTTTTTTGGAAAGAAACTTTCACCTCTTTCACTTTTCTTTTGTAAAAATGATAGAAATTCTTTAAAAGCAATGTATATAATTAAAGCAACTATTACTACTGTGCTATCCATATCAGTCCTCAATGTTTAATATATTTTTATAAGTATCAATATCGTTTAAAATCTTTTCTTTATCTTCTTCCTCTACTCTTTCATCTAATTGTGCTTCTAAATTTTCAAACCCATAAGTTTCAATTATATTTAGTATCTCTTTCCGACTAAGTTTTTTCATATTAATTTATTATATCATTTTATAATTTTTATTATCTACAGTCTATTCCAGTCAATTTGTTGTGATTTAAAATTCGGTGTGACTGTATCCATTACGCCAACTAAAGAGTTTGAATTATTAGGATCAATAACTCTATCGTGTGTCACTCTCAAATCATTTCTATAATTGCTTTCTGTAAGTCTAAGTCTTCCATCTGGGAGAACTTCTTTTACAACTGCTGCATGACCATAAATTCCGTTATTAAAAATTAATGTATTTCCAGGTTGAATTTGTTTTTCACCAACTAAAAAAGCATCGCCACTTTTTCTATGTTTATATACATTATCTGTTTTTTGTTGAGCAGAATTACCCACGGTCCAGTAATCACCATCTTTTGTTTTTGTTATTTGTTGAGCAAACCATAAGCATTGACCACCCAATCCTCTTACGCCATCACTTGCTAAGAATTGTTTTCCTTGTGGGTATTGGCTTTCAATATTTAATCCACCTTGAATGTTAGTATCTCTTTGTGATGGTACTGGTTCAGTCTGAGTTGGTTGTAAATTGCTATATAATGGCTCAGCTGATTTTATTTCATCAGCTCTCATATTCCTAGAAGATAATGTATTTATTAAATCTTGTCTTCCAGTCTCTCTAAGGATATCCTCTGTTGTTTTTCCCTGTTGTCGTCCTTGTTGTTGTGCTGATCCAATCTGTTCTATAAGACTTTGTCCGTTTTGTCCGTTTTGTCCGCTTTGCTGAACAGGTTGTGGTCTATTTTTAGCAGCTTTAAAATCTTCAAACTGTTTTTGGAATGGAAATAATACACCATCGTCTGTAGCCTCTTGGACTGGTTGTTGCAATGATGGATTGACATTGATAGATTGCTGTATGTTTGGTGTACTAACAGGTTCAGTTTTTCTATAAAGAAATGAATCTAATAAACTCATATCTGTTTTAGAACTTGCATTCGCACTCGAACTAGGAATAGTTGGTGAAGTAGGAGAAGCAGTAGGTGATGTTGGAGAGGCAAAAACTCCCAACAGGTTTTTCTGTCTTTGTGTTTCTGTGTTCGTTGGGTCTTGTCCAGATATAGGTGTCATTATTGCCATTATCTTCTTTCAGCCTGACTTCTCATATTTTGTATTGTTCTTCTAGCAGATTCAGATATACCATTTTGACCTTGTGAAGTTTCATCAACTCCAATATAGTTTTGATAAACCTCATCATCTGATTTAGTGGATTCTAATGCGTTTTTATTACCTAAAGCACTTTGGAATTTTTCTAATTTTTCAATAGAATCTGGCTCTTCAGCTAATTTATCAACAATAAATCTAGCAGCTTGTCTTCTTGCATTACTTGAAAGTGAACCAGATATTTTTTTTATAAGTTCATCTGGAATTAATTTTCCAATAGTATCAGCTGTTTTATCTCTAATCGCATTTCCTGTATTTATCTTTAATGAAATATCTGAAACTAGATCAGTCAAGAATCTTGGTTTTACCATTGTCCCACCACATGCTAAACTAGAAAAAATAGATAACATTAATAAATTACTCATGTCCAAATTATCTCCAACACCTAATCCAACTACTCCAGCTCCAGCAATAGCAGCAAAAACAGTAGCAGCATTCTTTGCATTTGACATATCTGGTTTTACTATATTTTGAACATCTTTAAAAGAATTGCTAACTTTGACAAATGGAGAAAATTGTCTTCT